AGCACTGCCGGAAGAGGCGGCCCAGGCTCATTCTGAAAATTCGGTTGCGCAGGTCGGACCCGGCGGCCCCGGTGTTGACCAGGGCTTGGATCTCGGTGGCGGTCTTGCGCGAGCTGGACGGGTCGGACGGATTGTTGCCGATACCGAAGTCCACGGTCCCGACGCGCTGTTCGGCCTCGGACCGCTCCTCGTACATGACGCGCATGAAATCGATGGGCGGCCCGGTCATAATGACCGGCTTGATGCCCTGGGGCAGGATCTGCCCGGGCTGCATGCGCATGTTGGCGGTGTTGAGGGAAACGGGATTCTCGGCCTGGAACAGGGGCCGGTTGGCCAATTCCAAGAAATCCATCAGGCCGTTTTTGAGCTTTGCCAGGCTGGCCTCGTTGGCGGCAAGGATCTCGGCCACGCCCCGAGCGGAATAGAATCCGCCGTTGACCAGCTCGTAGCTGAAATCGGAAAACGGGCACATGCCGTGCCGGTAGGGCAGAATGAAATCCTCGCGCACGGGCTTCTCGGGCTGGAGGGGGCTGTAGGTGCGCACGATCCACTCGCCGTCATGGTTTTTGGTGTAGACCTCCCAGAGCACGATCCGGTCTTGGCGGTCCTCGTAGGTCAGCCCCTCGCGCTGGAAAACGGTCTGCTCCTTCTCGGTGTTGATGCCCTCAAACTTGGTCCCGCGTCCCGTGATCGTCTTGATAAAGTCTTCGTCCTGCTCGTAAGCCTCGTTCCTTTTGTACTGCTCGACCGACTGCACCATGACGTGGACCAGGTAGTCGGCCTCGTCGAGGTTGGTCGTGTAGTCGGGAACGATGAAGCGGGTCGGGTCGATGGCCTGGAAGACGATCTGCTTTTTGTTTTCGTCCCAGACGGCCTTGAGCACCGAGCGGCCGTAGAGAAGCATGTCGTCGATCAGGCGGACGATCTCCTCCTGGAAATTGGTCTTTTCCCGGATCTTGAAATCAAAGAACCGCTCGGCCGTGACGGTGAGGGGGGTGAGCTGTTGCCGCATCGGGACAAAGCCGGCGACGGTGTCGTTGCCCAGGGCCGAGTTGACGTAGTTGGGTTTGAGCCGCTCGATGACCCGGTCGATCAGGGCGACATGCAGGTCGGCCGCGGTCGGCCACGGCTTGACCTTGCGGCGCAGGCCGAAGGTGCGCATTTCATAGAACTGCCTCTGCCGGCTGTCCCAGGTCTGCCGGCGGGTCAGGTCGTCGATGATGCGGCCGTGGATGTCCTTGAAGTTGTCGTTATCTTTCGCCATAGCCCCTTACCCGAGCCTCGTATTCGAGGTCGTTGACGGTGTGGACGGCGTCGTAGGCCCAAGCCTTGACGTCGTCGTTGGATTGCAGAACTTTTTCAAAGCGCGGATCGTTGAGAAGGCGGTCGGCGTTACCGACCGTCCGAACTACCGGAGGTCTGACGGTTGCGCAGCCACCAAGTGTGAGGACCAAAGCGGTCGTCAATGCGGCCGCGAGCTTCCCACCACTCCGTCCGGGCCGAGGACTCCTCACGCTGCCGCCTGGTGGGGAAGCGGTCGGCGATCTTGGCCAGAATCGTCAGGAGGGCGGAAATCCACGCGAACACTTTTTATTTTTCGATGTGGAGCCCGACGCCCTTCAGGAATCCGGTGATCTTTTCCAGCCACACGTTGTCGGTGTTGGTCGGGGTCAGCCTGACGATGACCCGGGCGGCGATGATGACGGCCCCGATGGCGGCGACGATTTCAGTCCAGTTCGATGTGATCCAGTTCCATGCGTTCATAGTTTTGTCCCCCTTATCCCCCGGCGTCCCATCCGGCATTCTCGCTGCCGGCGGCCGCCTGTTTCATTAGCTCAAGCAAAGATGGACGTTCGTAGTGCATTGTCAAATCTTGGACTACGATAGCCCCCTCGCAGGCCAGGGCGACGGCATCGGCCCGGTCCGGGCTGGCAATCCCGCGGGACCGTAGCGCGTCCTTGGACTCGACCCCCAGCTTGCCCTTGCTGGTCACGGTGGCCCGCCGGGTGACAAGCTGGCTTTTGAGCAGGTCGTCCTCCGGCAGGATCAGGTCGCAGGTGTCGATCTTTCTGGCCAGCCGGTGCCACATCTCGGCTCCCCGGTTCTGGTAGGCGTCGGGGTCGTTGGGGGTGCCGCCAAAGTTGACCCGGTTGACCTCCCACCCGGCCTCGGCCAGGGCGTCGGCCATGGGCAGCCCCAGCCCGCCGGCGTCAACGAACGTCTGCTCGGGCCGGATGCCGGCCTTCTTGAGCTCCATGATGATCCGGCCCACGGTGGCCATGGTGTCCCGCTCCCGCCAGGCGATGACCGGCAGCACCCGGTTCCCCTCCCGGATGGCGATCACGTTCTCGTCGCCGCCGGCCGAGAAGTCCACCCCGGCCGCCTTGTCGGTTCCACGGGGAACGGGCGGGTTCTGCATGCAGTTGTCCAGGCTGGCCAGACCCACCACCAGCCGCTCGTCGCCCAGGTCCATGAACTCGGCCCGCAGCATCGAGGCGGTGTAGGGGCTGTTCTTGCCGTAGCGGGTTTCGATTTCGGCAATGTAGAGCGGGCTGATGTGGGGACAGTCCCAGGCGGTGGCCTTGAAGGTCTTCCACATGTCGGCCTCCTTGCTGAAGCAGCGGTAGAACTGCCCGACCGGGGCCCCGGGGCTGGATGCCAGCAGGAGCCGGGTGGGCTGGCAGCGGAAGACCGAGACAAAGATGCTGTCCTGCACCGTCTTACTTTCGTCCACAACGTAGAGCAGGGGGGCGGTTTTATGGTCGGCGGCATGGAAACCCTCGGCCCGGCCGGCGGATTCGGTGTCGTTGCCCGCGGTAAACCCAATAATTCGCGATATAAGCCCGTTAGAATGCTTGAAGCGGATCTCCCCGCTCGTGGACTCTACCAGGCCACCAAAGGGCCGTAGAAGGGCCTTTATGGACGGCCAAAGCACACTCTCGACCTGTCTGAAGACGGATGCCGTCACGACGGAGAGCGAATTCTCAAAAACGACCATATGCCAGACCAGGGCGGGGGCGATGACGTTGCTGGTCTTGCCGGACCCGTTGGCGGCCACAAGGGCGGTCCGGGCATGTATTGGGAAAAGGCTGTTGAGGGTGTCTTTCTGCCAAGGGTACAGGCTCATCTTGAGGATGCCCTCGGCAAAGCCGGCCGGGGTCATCTCGTGCTCGACCTTGGCGGGAATGGCCTTGCCCTTCCTGGCCCGTGGCTTGGTGGCTGGCTTTAGGCTGGGCATGGCTCGAAAAGAGGTAGCTGGTCGGCGTTGTGCTTAATGGATTCATCTTTAAGGCCACAACTGATTAGAGAGGCGCGCTTATGGTGGCCCCGCACAAAAGTCCGATACTGGTGGCAGTTGGAACAGACGATGTCGCACTTGGCAATCTCGGCTTGAATGGTTTGCAAGTTGCAGTTCATAAGACCTGAAACCATGCCGCGCTTGGCGGATGGATCCTTGTGGTCAAATTCCATGATGGACGGGTGGTATATCTGGCCGCAATCGGAGCAGGGGGTTTTGGACTTAAGGCTCCAAACCCATTCGTAATTCTTGTCCCTCCTGCGCTTGCTGCTTTCGCGGTTAATGCTTTTGCCGTGCCTGTCCCTGTATCGAATCCGTCTGGCTCGGTCTTGCTCCCTCTTGGAGGCGTAAAGGGCGATCTTCACAGTAACCCCTTTTTATTTTTGGCCGAATTTCTGAAGGGGGCCGCGCGCCCGCGGGCGGGCGCGTGGGGGCCCCCAGGGGGGGGTGTGCTATAGGGGGGGGTCATCCGGCCGGCTTGTTCTTCAGGTGTCTTTCGGCCTCTACGATAGGCTTCGCTGATTTTGTTGGGGTTACATCGATAGTTGTCCGATCGGTGTCGGATGATCCCGCAAACTTGGCCCTGGTTGCGGCGACGAGCACGGCCGCATCCGCAGCCGTGAAGTGAACGTTGGCCACGGCCCCGGCCACGTTGACTTGTTGCTGTTGACCGAAGTGTTCCCGGTGTCTGCGCTCCAGCTTCCAGGCGGATGCCTGCCAGTTCTTTACGCTGGCCTGGTCGATCAGCTCGAGATGCTTGGTGATGTGCAGGGCCTCGGCTTTTTTTAGGCGTTCGGCGATGCGCGGCCTGCGGGACAGATACTCTGAGAGCGAAGACTTTGCCACTCCCAATAGATCCGCAGCCATCGCGTAAGGGAATCCTTTCGATATCGCCACCTCCACAACACTGATGTGCTCCTCGGTCAGCATTAGGCACCCGCGCGGGCCAGTTCGCACGGATGGAATGTCGTCGGGGATTGCCTTGAGCAATCGCGCCTCAATCTCGGCGCGCTTCTCCTTGGATATCGGGTTCGGGTTTGGCTTGGGTACGATTTCCTGTTTCGGTTGCACCTTGAGCATCATTCGCCGCTTGCGCGGCCTAGGAACTTTCTGAATTACCTCAGAGCTTTTGTCCTCTGGATTCGTAATAGGCGGCAAGTCGCTGGAGCCGGAAGATGCACTCATTGGTGATCGTCTCTCCTACTTCGTCGGAACATTTCTGCGCCGCGTTGTTGGCCAGCTTCCAAAACGCCCGGCACACGGCGCGCAGCTTCCTGTTCTCCTCGAACAGTTCCTCGCATAGCTTCCGATAGCTAATCTCCTTGCCCACATTCGTTGCCCTCCGGGATGGCATCAGAAAACCTTGCTCCGTGGAGACCCCATATTCCCCACTCCACGGAGCGACCAGCACCCTCCCACCCCTAAATAGCTGGCTGTCGCAAATGTAATGGCGTTGGGCTACGCCGCAAGGACTACGACGGCTTGAACCCGCCGGTCTTGGACTTCATGGCCTTCCAGACCTTCGGGCTGACCGTGGAGCGCGACTTCGGGCGGCTTGTCCCGGCCCGCTTCCGGGCATTTATGTTCGCATAGAGTCCGCGTGGCTTGTTCATGGCCAGACCCTGCCAGCCACGGTCAGCCCCGCCAGCCCCTTCAGCCGGGCGGCTGGCAGTCGCCGGCCGATTACACAATAGGCTCCTATTT